ACCGCCCCATTCCTGCGGAGCAAATTCCTGAAGCAATAAATTCATAGTTTTTAAAAATTAACAAATTGTTATAGTTTACTTAAGTCAATATCTGAAAGCACCGTTTCTGTGCCCAGCATTCTAGATCGTTGTGTAGGTTGGGCTCCAAGTGCCTTTTCTTTAGCAATACTATCTGCAATCTTGTCTAGTTCATTTAGAGCTTTCTTTTTTGCAGCCTTGCCAAAGGCATCCCATTTTTTGAATCCATCCGTTAAAGTCCAAAGAACAGCAACGTTCTTATCGAACTCAACAGGATTTTCCAACCTACTTTTTGTGATAGCATTAATAGGTGAACCATTTACTTCTGCTACTGCAGTGGTCATGGCCTTAAATGCATCTTCCTGTATTTTTTTAGATACAGGTGCGCCACCTATCTCTGTCGTAGAGGATAAAGCTTTTTTAATATTCGTAATCTGCTCCTGTCTACGCTGAATCAATTCTTGTTCACGCGCAGAAGCTTCTTCCTTAATCCTTTCGGTCTCAGCCTCAAAGTGTCTGGAAATGTTTTTCAAAGCTTTTTTACTTTTAATATCCTCTTTTCCTAATGAGAAGATATCATCTATCTCCTCTTCTATATCTTCTTTAGAGTACCCCTTTAGTTCTAGATCCTTAGCGATTACTTGTTTCATTAATTCCTCGTTACCATCCAGATCGTCTTCCTTAATCTTTTCAAATTGGACTCTAGTTTTATGCACATTCACCAGTTCATCCGGATCAGCACCTGCATCATAACCGTCCAATAGTTCCTTAATCTGCTTAGGAAGAGTTATTTTATACTCTTCTACACGAGAATTAATCTCTCTCTGTACCAGCTCTATAATCTTCTCTGCATCACTCACGTTCTTAAGCTCGTCTTCCGATAAAGAAAAAACCCCCTCCTCGGAAAGAGCTTTCGCTAGAACTTGATATGATGAAGAAGAAGAGCTTTCGTTGTCATCGCTTTCGTCAGAGGGGGTCTCTTTGTTTGTATTTCCCTCGTCAGTTTCGACATCTTCAGTGTCTACTTCTTCGTTTACTTCTTCAGTATCTGGTGTATCATCTGTAAATAAAGACAAATCGAGATCACCAAATAGTGAATCATTGCTCTCATTTTCATTCATCTCTTCAAATTTTATGCAAATATATCACTCCTTATTATGTTGCTACATGGTCGACGTTATCTTTTTTTTACGAATTCAGTCTCCAATTATAGCCTTTTTATTTACTTGTTGTTGCAGGTTTTTTGATCCTACTGATTATCTCCGTCTCTTTATTATGACGGATAGTTTCATTTAGCTTATCTTTCTCTAGCTGATGTTTTCTAAAAGAATCTTCTTGCTGTAGATTTAGTTTCTCTACTTCTAGAGAATTATCTTCTACCTCTGGAACTTCTACTTCAGATGCATTATCAGCCTGCATCATTGCAATAGCTAATTTTGTTTCATTGTCTCTAATATTCTTTTCTCTCTCTAATTCCATCTTGGCATTCTCGGCATCCATCTTAGCCTGAATTTGGGCCATTACCTGCTGATTTTCGATCTCCTGCTGCTGAGTTGTAGCTTTCTGGCGTTCACCTTCACTACGTTCCAATTCTCTACGCATAGTAGAAATAGAAGGAGAGGTGAGAATAGTCATCAGATCCTTCACATTAATCTTATCGTTCTGGATCATTGCATGAGCAAGTTGTTTCATAGAGGACATCAGTTCCGTATCATCACTTGCATTGTTAACAAAGATCCCGTAGTCTGCTTCTGCAAGAGAATCAGTATCTATACTAAGAATATAAGACGACATATCATCTAACACATATTGAACTTTCTTAGATCCCTTATTTCTCCAAGCGTATTTAGCAGATTCTAATAGCAGTTCTAATGCCCTTAGTTTCGTATTATCATGCATTGCATAAATACGTTCAGTGATATTGGAGCTCTGGGATACAGATCTTTCTACTCCACCTACAGTTTCCCTATTTTCGATCTGCCCTAAACGCTGATCACTAACACCAGAAACTACCGCAACCTGTCTTTCTATAAACGAAAGGATTAGTTGTAAGTGTTGGATATAGTTACCCATATCTGGGTTATATACTTTGCCTGTTGTATTATTAACTTGACCTACCACTTTACCTTGAGCAGGTCCACGATCAGCTTCTTTAAAGCTATCGACCACAATATATCCCATTTCCTCAGCATAATAGAGCCAGTTTTCAAGAGTCCAGTTGTCCGGAATCTTAGCAAGATCTATTTCAATCTGAGGTGCTTTAAACTTACGCACAGCTTTTTTCAGTTCTTCTAATACTAATACATAGAAGTACTGATAAGGTTTCATGATTTCAAGTAGTGATTGGGGGTAAATGGTTCCAACATATCCAGAACTACAGGCAGATAAATTATCTACTCTTCTAAACTGAATAGGTCTAGGCATCATCTTAACATAAATATCTTCAGCTATGCGCGTACCTTCATACCACTCACTAATCCATAACCACTTAACCTTTTCTCCAATCTCTGGATTGGCTTTATAGTTTTCATCTACTTGATCCTTCTGTAGAACTCCATTCTCATCCCAATAAGATTTAATTCCAATCTTGCGCAATCCTTTCCATACAACCCTAGATACTCTTACATTACCAGCCACATCATATGGTCCATAAAGAATACCTGTCGTATTAGAACTAAAGAACGAAATAAGATCCGTATTACTTGCTGTGTCAGCAAACATGTCTGCTGGAAATGCTGGATAGGTATTAGTTGTGTTTATACCTTCTCCATTATTTCCTGTCCCTCCCATTCCTTCTTCTATTTTTGCTACTTGAGATGGAGTCAGATAATCATAATATAGGTCTATTACCTGTCCTACAGGAAGGTATCTATCTTCTACTATGATATCTGCATCTTCTAAACGATACGAGCTATTATTACGAATATACCGTAAATGAAGAGGGTCAACTACCCTGAACTTCACGTCGTCCCCTATAATCTCAACACAGTAAGCTTCTTCTCCAATATTAAGAGCATTATTCATGCCCTCCATAAATTTAATAGGAAGTTCTTGGTCACGATGAAGATAAGTTAGGATCTGAGATCCCATACGTTCTCTAAGATCCTGATACTCGTAATATTCCCACTTGGTTAACTCATTTAGTTTCTGTTGTACAGCTTCTTGAGATAAACCTGGAGTAATAGCTAGTTCATAGATAGCCTTGGTGACCTTCTGTTTAAGCTCCTTTTCTTTTTCAGAAATAGCATCTTCATTGATTACCTTAACCATCCAGTCAAACCTACGTTTAATAGATTCGCCAACTAAAAGATCTATCCTAGGTTTAGCCAATGGATAATTCTGGATTTTATCCAATACTTTGGTTCCAAAAGCTACTGGAACATAATTTGTCGTTGATTCCACATCAGAAGGATCTATGATTCCATTCTCTAGATCACGCAAGAGCTTCTTTTGGAAGTAGGTCCGCTGTCCATTCCCTGTAGTAGACATGCTAGATGTGTTAATAGCAGCGTCTATACACTTCTTAAACCAATCTTTATTCTTAGAAGAAGTAGCTATTTTTTGGGAAGGAAAGTATGAGTTATATCTTTCGGTCATATCGTATCGTTTTCAAATTGCAAAATTATGGTTAATAATAAAATAAATATCGATACTAACGAAAAGGATTTCTATAATTTCGTCTAGAATTATAGCCTATTCGTTGTTTATATTTTTCAAAGTCTCTAAGCATAATATCTCCTATGGTTTCTTTACGTTCAACAGATCTATTTTTCATAGCCTGTGTGCGCTTAAGAACATCTTCTCTATAGATCATAAGTAATCCCATAGATGATATTCTATCATAGTTTCCTTTAGGATTATATAAAATACATTCTCTAAGATAAGCTGGAGACTTTATAAGACTTAAATTAGTCGCTCCCTCAACCCCTTGTGCAAGAGATTCCATCCATTCGATCTGTAGCTCTATTCCCCATTTATTAACAGCTTCGTTAGCTGATATCCCTTTGGCCTTGTTACCGATGCCCATAGATTTCTGCATATCATAGTCTTTAAGAATATCAGGCGTATCTGCTAAATAATGCAAACAGTTCTTATTTTTCATATAGCCATAGAAACCTTTCTTCTGATTTTCATAGGCAACTACACAATTATAGGCAATACAAGCACGTCTAACTTGCTCATAGAATTGACTTGCATGCCGTGTACGAGCAGAATATTCAAGGACGATTCGATCTGTAAACGTATTAAGAATAAAAAACGACTGTAAAGATCTGTCTATATTGCTATCGTCATCATCATCTACGGGGTCATATCCACCAATATACATTCCATAGGGAATAGATCCGTCTGAAGTTCTCATAGGCTTTTCAAAAATATGGACGCATCCATGATTGTCATCTCCAGCTTTTAGAGGAAATTGATAGATAGGCATCACGTTTTCATCTTTCCATTCGACCTTTCCATTACCATCTATATAGAAGTGTCCCTTCCACGTAGAACCCAGAAGATCACTTCTAGTCATCAATTCAGCGTATTGGTATTTGATATCAGCTATAGGGAATGAATTAGAGGCTGCATTTAAGAACATTTCAGAGGGTTTCAATGGGAAGTTCATCATTTCTAGGTCTAATCCCTTCTTAGACTTTGCATGCTTTTTAATCTCATCTCTACGATACAGATAACATTGTTCTGCTTCTGCTAGTTTTGTATTTCCGTTTTCATCCTTGTACCTCCTATCGGCATATGTAGCAGGAATAAACCAACAGATTTCTCCAGAGTTTTCCCATTCATCATCAAACGAAATCATATCGTATGATCTAGGATCTCTAAATACGATCTCGGCTTCTACGATCTTTTCTACGTTTCCACCTGTTCCGATCATCCACGTAGATCCAAATTTAACAACACCATTAGTTACCTGAGCGGCATTATTTGATCCTAGTGTAGTTAATAGATTTGACATCAAGCCAACCTCTTCTACAACGATTAATCCAGGTCTAGTTCCGGCAGCTGCTTCTGGATTTTCTGTTGTCCATATTCCATGATATACATGAGACTTGCTTCCATATTTCTGCCATTTGCCAGCTACCTTTTTATCGTACTCATGTCTCCATGGGTTCTTTTGATTATTAGGCGCCAATGTTCCACTCATCTCCTTAAAGAATGGAGACGGACGTTCTCCTTCTGTACCCCTAGCCCATACCCCTGGGAGATTAAGATACGCGTCTTTCACCTTGGCAAGCAGATCGCTAGACTTATCTGATGTTGCAGCCCCTACGAACACTTCAGCTACAGCTGGATTTTTTATTGCTTCCTCATCATATCTACGAGCTCCGTCAAATAAGATTTCAAACAGAATAACGCCTACTCCAATTAAAAAGGACTTGCCTAGTGCCCTGGCTGCCAATAACATACAGTTTTTAGCCTCATTCTCGTATAATGGAGGACCTTGTGGACAATCCCATAACTTTCGTATATATTGACGTGTAGGAATATAGGTTTTGACAACTCCATCTTTATTAATACAGGATCTATGGAGATCATCCATAAGTAGAGAACCCTTTTCATATCTATTTACGTCTTCATTACACGTATACTCTTCATCGTTCTCAAATCCACTAAACCCACGGGTCTCCATAAAGTTATAGAAGAATGCCCACTCTATATCTGTCAAATGAGGTCTAATTTTCTTCTTAGGAGCTGTTTTAGGAGAATCCTCTGGTTTATGTAATATCGTTCCAAAATTGACATAGAAATAAAGATTTGGAGGCATATATCGATATCTATCTCCATCTAATGCCCATAACCCTTCAATGCACTTCTTTTTCTGATCTTTCCAGAACTGTAGATAGGCTGCACTATCTGGATGATAGTTAGGTATCTCATCAAGCAAAAACGCCTTCCTATTTTTTATCACAGGGAAGACGCTTTCCTTTTGTAACATATATTGTTTATCCACGCTATATTAACCCCTTCTCACTTGCGCTTTCTACTCTACCACCCTTAGTAATACCTTCATTAACTTGTTCCTGTTCTAATTCGGCTTTCATATCCTTATAAAAATCATTTAACTGTTTAGTTTTTAGGATTAACTTGTCAATATCTTCAGCATTTTCTATGGTATATTTAGCAGAGGAAATAAGCTTATTACGTTCATCTAATTTTTGTTCTATTTGTATAAGTGCTCTTTCTGTAGGAGAAAGGCAAAAGGTCTTGTAGACCTGTACAAGACCCTCAACCTCACTCCAACTAAAAGATGGATCTTTCAAATAATCTTCTTTAATTAAGATTCTTCTATCCTCTTCGGACAGGTTACGATACGGGTTATCTGGATGTTTGTCAACTAATAGAGCGATAGCCCACATTAACATCCCTTGCCCTTGCCTTTTCCCTTTTTGGCGGTCTTTTTCATGTACTTCTTTAAATTCTTTGATTAAACTAATATTAGGATTACATTCCCAGAAATTATCATGTATACTAAAATTGTTCAACAGTTTTTCCATACCTACCTAGATTTCCATTTGTATTCCAATCTTCTTTTGCATCATATCGTTCATCAAAGATTTCTATCGAGAAATCAAGGAGAGAGGGTTCATACTGCACCCAGGTCAGTAGATTTCTCAGAGGAACCGGTCCTCTCACTAATATTCTCTTCTCTCCCATTAATATCTTTATGCCGTTTGTCATAATCTTGTTTAAGATATCTACGTTTTTTATCTGATACACAAAACTTACCGAAGTTAATAAGACCTATCGTTGGATAAAATTCATTCTTAACATCAGCGGATTCTATAATTCTAGCCACCTCATGTTCTATAAATAGAATAACATCCTCGACTACATAGTCACTTGCAAAATGATTCAATGCAACCTCGTGTATAATCTTCTTTTCTTCTTGTGTAAACATACTAATAGATCATATCATCGTGTCCAATCTCATCCTCTAATGACACAAGATCAATGGTTTTTTCTAAAGCCATATGATAGGCCTGGTCTCCACCAATCTCAGAATTATCCATCTGTTGCCAATAAGTACATAAGGCTTGAGCCTCTTCCTGATATTTCTCTACTTCATTAATCTCCTTACATTGACGTAAGGTTGCGTTGACATGTGATACCCAAGCTTCAGTTACCCCTAATTCATGCTGGTTAGAATATACAAGCATGTGATTTGTTTCGAGCATCTGTACGATTTTCTCGAAAAACTTCCTATCAATCTGCATCACTATAAAATTTAATGGTTAATGTCGTTGCTGGAGTTAGCATATAATCATCCACTATTCCAGAAAATGTA